TGTAATGGACAAGCAGTTTCAAGATCAACTTATTCAGCTTTATTTGCAATCGTCAGTACAACTTATGGAGTTGGTGATGGTGCATCTACTTTTAATGTTCCAGATCTACAAGACAACGTAGCCGTTGGAAAATCAAACAACAAAGCTTTAGCATCAACTGGTGGGGCTAATACGGTTGCAGTGACTCCCAGTGGAAATATTTCGGGTTCAACAGCTAACGCAACTTTATCAACATCACAGCTTGCATCGCACTCACACAATCTTGGGTCTAATACCAAGGGAAATGGTAGAAATGATATTGGTGGTAATGGTGGTTCAGTTGCAATATATTCTTCACCAACAGGTAGTGCAGGTTCAGGTGGTGGACACCAACACAATATGAGTGCAAACTTTTCGGGTTCAGCTTCTAACCCATCAGTTTTACAACCTTATTTAACAA